AGCACGATGAATAAAGTCTCATTGTTCTTGAATCGCCCTTTTTCATATCGGCTATTCCACTCGATTCAAAGCGAGCATAGGTTGGATTATAAGTCCAAGTCAAATCTCCCAAATCAATCACGGACATCTCACTCGTCACTTCCCCATTTACAACATCCTCACTCCCTCGGTATATAGCAGATGGGTAGGTGGTGGTGTGGGTGGTGCCTTTGTAGGGTTCGTAGTGGGTGGCGGTAGAGCCTTTTTCTAACTGTAAACCACTCTGTACGTTAATATCAGAATTGTAGTAGAACCTTATAAACCAAACATTTGCAGGCACACTAATCTTTCCGTTTACCGTGGTTGTTGAAGATACAAATGATTTATCAATTCCATAGAATGAAATATTAAGCGGTTGAGCAGTTCCATTCTTTGAGAATATGTATTCGTGGGTCGGATAGACAGATATGTAATTCTTTGCCCTATATCTGTCAGCCTGTGGCATATCTTCGCCTGTTGCAGGATTGATTGCTCCTACTTCGATTACACCATCAAACAGATTCTTCCCCCTCACCCCAATCTCCCCCTCCGTATATGCCGTTATTGGGCATATGTTGGAGTAGGGGGCAAAGGTGGGGTCGGATTCGGTGGAAAGACGGATCATGGGGTAAAATACAATATTATTTACTGACGCTCCATTTACTACAAGAGCATAAACGGGAAATGTTCCAGTGTCTCTGCCAGTAATAGTCACTCCGTCGCCATAGTCATTCACCCAGTTCGGTGTGCCACTTGACGTTGTTTCTATATACATCCGATATGTTGAACTTATGCCGCCACTCGGACATCCGTTCATTATTGACGCATCGGATGTTACCATATAGCTTCCAAGTTTCAAGGAGCTGTTACCGCCGCTTGCAGTTCCGTTTGCCCTGATTCCTATTACATTGTCCGCATTATCAACAAGGATTGTAAATGTAACACCATTTAATGTGTAAGAGTTACCGCTCCATGTACCGCTTGTGTTTACACTCTTAATCCCACTAACCGTCATAGGGAGTTTATTTTTGCCTGCTCCCCCTACCCACGGATGCATCTGCCCATGCAAATCTTGATTTCCTTGGATGGCGGTTACGCACTTTACCAACGGCGCACTCGATCCATCCGTGAACTCGATGGGATTTCCGCTTGCGGTCTTGGTTACAGATGTTTTATCTTCTATTTCCTCTGTAATCTTATTACTACTCCAAGTTGTATCTGTATCTGTTGCGGTATCATCAATTATATTATCAATCTTATCAGTTATGGATTCACCATTGATCTCTACATCCTGTGCAGTTACTACACCTTCTTTAGATACTTTGAAAGTTGCATCAGAATAATCATCTTGTGATCCACCACCTGCAAACAAGTATCCGGAATTCGGTTCAGCTATTTCTGAAAACTTTCCATCATCTACATATACTTGTGCAGAATCTAACATATATCTTGCGGCATCTTCAAGAGACAGAGTTTTATCCGGAATTACAGAAATTCCAGTAGCAGGACTTCCCCAATAGGCATAAGTACCGCCACAGTAATACCATGTTGTACCATTATAATCAAAACTATGTGCTGTGTTATTCCATGAGAAATATGTTGCATCTGCTTCTGTAGATACTAATACAATAGCATGATTCTGGCCATCACCGGGTGTACCGATTACTCCACCAAATGCAGGCTTCGCATTTGTTTTAGTATATGTTCGATCACCAAGTGAGAACTCAGTCGCAGTATCAAAATAATATGTTTTATTCTCACATCCCCAACCGAGTTCGTTTACATCATAATTTGCATAAACTTTTACACCATCTTCGGATATATCAATGTTGTCCGGTGGTGTAATATCATCAACTCTCTGCGTAAGTGATGCTAAATCGGTTCTTCCTTGCTTATCAACAAGTTCGATTTCGTTTGGTATTCCAAGTTCTTGTAGATTTAATTTACTTGCAGGTCTTGTAGCCATTCATCAAGTCCCTCCTATTCAACAGTTATAGTCTTTTCTGATTTTGTAAGTGTAGTATCTACACTACCAGATGGTGTACCTGTTACACTTACATTTCCACTTGTACCGGTGAATGCCGGTTGTGTATCTACACCATCTGCAACAGTTACAGATTCATATGTCGGAAGTGTACCGGCATGAAAGATAAGTACATCATCTACAAGCTCAGCGGTAGGAAGTGCTCCTGCATCAGTAATACTATTTATGGAATCTGTAGATAATACTACATCACTTATAGTTCCATCTGGTGTAAATGTTCCTGTGGAAGTTAATTCGTCTCCTGCAAATGTACTAGATGCATCTGTGACATAATCATCAACTGTTCCGGATGCACTATCCTTAAATGCAAGGAGTCCTAACCCGGATACATCACCAAGTGCTTGCCATACTTCGCCATCATAGATAAACTCATCATGATCGTAAGATGCCATATCTCCACGAACTGCGGTTACAGATTTACCATCAACTTGAATAGGATTCGTAGTTGCACCATCAGAAAGCGGAGTAGTTGTTACACCAATCCACTTTACGGCTTTCTCTCCACCACCGCCACCACCTTGTTCAAGGATTTCCATCAATAATTCTTCAACCCGTGTTTGAGGTGGTTGTAATTCATTACTTGCACCAAGCATATTTTCAAGTATTGCTTCAACTCGATTCTGTGGATTACCTAAATCTCTTGTCATAATTTGTTACCTCACGAATCATTTTCTACTATATAACTATAAAAGGTTTGATGGTACAAAGAAAGGGCGAATCTTAGGTTAGTAAGATCCGCCCATGTGCTAATTTACTTAGGAAACTATTCAGTATCAGAATCCGAATCAGAATCCGTATCGGAATCAGGTTCATACTCATTGAAGAATACACCATAATCAATTCGCATGAACTGTCCGGATGTTTTTGTAAATGGTTGTGAGGGTGTCCAAACAGTTGCAAGATAATTCTGCATTCTCATTACAGTTATAGTACAATCTACGGTAGTTGAATTTGATACTACAATATAGGAAATCATCGGCTTATCATTAGATTTACATACTGTAGAAGTTGTTGCAGGTCCATATGTCATATTTACAGGGGAAATAGTGTTAGAACCAAAGTTGAATACACTTGTATTGTTACCATAACCATTACACAGTAACATTCTTCCAGAACCCAAGGATCTACTTGTCAGTTCCCAACCAAATGTGTTTGCACATTCTTGGAAATTTCCCCAAGTACCATTTGTACGTTTCATTGAATAGATTATGTCAGTTTCACGAAGTTCCGAGTAAACATATCCATAGTACCCATTTATCCAAGCAACTGTGTCCTTATCAATCCAAATAGCTTCACGCATAGTATACATCGTACGAGTTCCAGAATATAAATTAGGTATGATAGATTCTGTACATGTACCGGCTACGGGATCAATTTCCCACATCTTCTGATCATAACCATTACCCCACTCTGTACCACCTTGATTAGCACTTAAGCATATTAAAGTTGTACCATTATCTTGAATGAGTCTGTTATTTACCGTTATTCCTTGCGTATAACCACTATAAGTAAGATTTGTCTTCAGATCCGCAGGCATAGTCAGTTCCACAGGTTCTTGCATTTCTTGACATATGGATGTAGTTCCCTTAAGATTCAATTCTGTCAATGGCAACCTGTATTTATGGATAATTATTTTATCATTAGTAGTATCAAACACAACGCCATATACGGATGAATCAGATATACTGAGCCTACACGGAACACCTGTAATAGTGTAAGGAGTTGAACTACCATATGTATTAGTTAATTCAGCAGATGAAGGTTTACGAACATTACTTATAGTATTTCCTAAACCTGCCCAACCCCAGTTACGGGATGTTAAAGATATTGCCGCAATAGTCCCATTTCCTTGACTTAATCCCCACTCCCAAACGAAATGGTAAGAACCGTCATCTTTCCAACCGCTTCCATCTGTACCTTCAGCAACCCAATTACCCATTTCTGATGGATCACCAGTTGTGCTACCATTTGATACATCATAAGCAGCATTAGCTACCATTGATACACTAGATGGTGGCAATACAGTAGATGCAGATGAAGCTACAGTAGAATCAAATGCAAGCATGCCACCTAATAGTTGTTTAACTAGATTATTTCGATCAGTGTTATCACTATTCATAAATCCGCAGTTTGTAAAGAACTCTGCAAGACCATTGGTTTGCATATTATCTGATTCAATTACCGTCTCCTGTTGCGTAGCATCATCTGTTAATGTTACTTTTACATGACCTGTAAAACTTAAAGGAGATGGACTTGTAGATAATTGTGTATTTGCAATATGCTCAAGTGCTTGAACAATAGTTCCACCAGAACCACTTGGAAATTCCATCCATTGTCCGAGGATCTTCCCATATACAACAGATATACCATTTGAACCGTATTGCAGATAGATATCACCATCATTACCAAGTGACACTGTAGGTTCAGTAGTACCTTGATAAGTATGTGCTCCACCTGAACTGTCTTTAATTGCTTTAAGTTGTGATGCAATATCTGTTTTCACCCAACTATTAGCATCCCAAGCCCCTGTAGTGTTATCATATCTGCATACGTAATATTCGTTCTGATAAACTACATATTCACCAGCAGAATACGTCCTACTTGGAACATAATCTTGTCCTACAATAGACTTTCTTGTATTTAATTCTGTGATACTTCCTTCGGCGGTAACAAGTCTTGCATTTATTGCGGTCACATTTGATGACAATGTACTAAGGTCAGATGCTACCGAAGATATAGCAGTTCTCAGATCCTGAATCAACGAAGAAATGGACTTGACTTCAAATGCATATGACACACTAGACCATGTACCAGATATGTTATTTAAAGTACATCTATACAGTATGTTGTCATGTATAACTAGATCCCCTTCATTGTAAGTATGATTTTCAATGAAGTTTTCCCCAATGTCTTCAATTAATATTTCTACAATATCATTTAATCCAGATATCTGAGTTGTATGCGTATCTAGAACAACACTTATATCGTGTGTTTTAGTATCAATGTACCATACAACTGGAATTTCATCCCAATCATGGGAATCAAATGTTCCTGATGTTGGAGATGTAGCAATGTAGAAATTGTCACTGAATGTACATGTATCTCCGGTATCATATGAAGAATTAGGATCATATGGTGGTGCAATAACTGATTGCGATATTCCAGAGGATGGTCCACCTCCACCACCACCAATATCAGATACTTTTATTCGTCTAGTGCCACTATTAGCATTATCTATCAACAAGTAATCGTTATCTTGATATGTAGTTGTTGATGGATATTGGTTAATTCTAGTACCCATTTGCGTCCTCCATTCTATTTGTCATCTGTACGAATGTATGAATTATCCGCATCAAGTATTACATCGTTGTTTCTGTCTAAGATAGCGTCTTCAGGTTCATGTATACTTGGTACTTCGTCATTCATGTGTAAATCACCTACTGCAAATTCACCATTTCTCATAACAGGTCGGATCTTACTATCGTTGATATTTTCATCGGATAGTGGATAAGATCCGTCATGATTATATGCAGTAGCAAATCTATTATTTGCAGTATCATCTAAGGATAAAGCATCCCCTACTACACGCATTATAGGGTTGATAGCGGGTCTTGGAGATATTACTGTATAAGAACGATCATCATCAATAGTGTAAACATCATCTCCAAGTTGTTCTTCTCTTGTTTTATCATATCGCAGATTCCAAGGTGCGTATCTTCCACCTGGGTCATTTTCAGTAGCTACATCGGGAAGTACATAATCATCTGGGAATGATACTGTAACATCTTGTGGGCTCCAACCAAGTCCAAAGAATGGTTCACCATCACCATCTGGAATAAGTGATTTCATGATATGTTCATTGTTGCATAATTGCAAAGAGTATAATGCACGATATCCTGGATTGAATCTGCGTGTTTTAGCTTGTACTTCAGGAGTATCCGCATAACCTTCATAATCTGCATTTCTGTACCATGCATTTCTTCGCTCGTCTGACAGCCCTGTAGGTTTCACCATAGATTTAGGATGAGCCGGATTCAAATCGGATTCTTGTAATCTCTGCATCCTCGCATAATCTGTTCTACTATAATGTCCAACATGTGTAGGTCCAATATCCATTTGAACATCTTCAATGTTAGTTAATCTTGCATCAATGGATAACTTGGTTCTGGCATCCATTCTGACACCGGCATTCTGGAAACAATACATACCTAAAGGTCTTACATATTCAATACAAGCATCTGTTGGAACTCTATCAGAAAAGTATACTACATCAATATATCCTTCAGAAGTATGTGGAGTTACTACTACAGAATTCACAGGTATAGAGGTATCTTCCAATCTGTCATATAATATATCTTTAGGTGGTACAACTTCACCTTCACGATTCACATAACCCGTTCCTGCAATCAAATCTATATCAAATTGTTTTAAATTTGCTTCTGCTGCAAGTGTAACACCATCTTTACTACCACGATTACGAATCATGGACATGAAATACACAAGTACAAATCTGTTGAAGGATGTAGGTAGTCTATCATCATATTTGTAACCCATTGTATCAGCAAGCATCCAAAGCAGATGTGCAGGGCATTTCAATGGATCATATAAGTCGTAGAAATGTTCGGTGTCATAATGAATTTTAGTTAGAGCATTTTCAAACCAATCCAGAAAGAATCGGAAATCTTGACTATCTGTATACACATCTGGAACGGATACATCATGGATATTCATTAGATCACCTACTTTCTTGTGCTAACAATACATTCAGGTGCTACAGTTAGATTAGTTGCGGTAGATCCTGGATCAGTAAATCTACAGAAACTAATAATATTTATATAAGCTGGATCACAATTGTTCCATACAATGACCGGATTAGTTACAGAACCCGCATCAAAGTAATCAATACGAGTATCTGAATTCTGTACTACTTTTACTATCTCCATTGTAGTGGGCTTCTGTCCCATGTGTCGATTAGCCGGAGAGAAGTATAATGCAAGATTTTCTTTTACTTGTGCGATTATGGTTCGTGCAACATCATTGGAAACAGGTTTCTTAGTATAGATCTGTCCTGCAACATAGAATGGAAATACTCGTACATCTCCAAATTCTAATTCAACTGACATGGCTTGAAGTGGACGAAAATCTCTCTTTACTGCATCAATAAACTGCTGAGGCGGTTTATATTTAATAAACACTTGCCTATTTGCATACTTAGCAGAAGATGTTTGACTTCTCCCCCAATTCGTAGTCATTGCAAAGTCATTATGTATTGCGTAACACATCGCTGTGTATGTCTTAAAGT